AGACGCCGGCTGCATATAAAGCCAAACTGAAACTCGAAGTCACGCCGACCATAGAGCAAGCCGTGAAGATCGGAGCAGAGAAGGGCACCAAGTCGGTTGAGACTGCGATGAAGCGCTCCGGCAAGAAGCCGCCGCGACGAGGGTCCGGCGTGGCGACGTCTTCGCCTGCACCTGCTTCCGGTTCCGCTGGTGGCGGTGGTGGCGGCGGTTCGGCTGTAGCAAGCGGTGCGGCAGGAGAGCCGAGCGATGGCGATCCTCGAATGCCGATGCCGGTCTTCGAGTTCACGAATCCTGAAGTCCAGAAGTGGATCGATCGGGCGACCACGCGGATCGCTGACGACATCGGCGATACCACGATCGTGCAGGTGAAGACGCTGCTTGGCAAGGGACTTGAACAGGGACTTACCGTAGACGAGATCGCCGACAACATCGAAGAAAAGGGATTCAGCGCACCGCGAGCGTTGACTATCGCCCGTACCGAGACGACGCGAGCCTACACCGAGGGCCAGGTGGAAGCGTGGCGACAAACCGGAATGGTGACTGGAAAGAAGTGGCTCGTCGCTCCCGAGCCGTGCCCGTTCTGCGAGGCGATCGGACAGGAAGACCAGACCAAAGGAATGAGCGACCCGTTCTACACGGTCGGCGACTCGATCACCGCGGCAGACGGCTCGCGATTCGTCGTGGACTATGACAACGTGAGCGGACCTCCGCTTCACCCGAACTGCCGATGCACCATCGTCCCGGTGCTAGAGGATCTTCCCGAATGAACCGCAAGGATTTCAAGGCCGAAGGCACCATCGTCGGCGGCAAGTTCAAGGCCGTGATATCGACCGATTCCGTCGATCGTGACGGCGAGGTCATGGTGCCGGCCGGGATGAACGCGAAGGACTACGAGCGTAACCCGGTCCTCCTCTGGAACCACGATCCGTCCCAGCCGATCGGCAAGGCGATATCGCTCAAGCGCGAGGACTCGTCCATCGTCGCCGAGTTCGAGTTGGCGCCGCGGCCTGCCGATTATGTCGGCGACTGGTTCCCGGATTACGTCCGCGGCCTGGTGTCCGCCGGCGTCGTCAAGGCGGTCTCGATCGGGTTCATGCCGCTCGACGGCGGCGCCCGTGTCGCGACGAAAGGCGACGTGGACAAGTACGGACCGGAAGTCCGCAAGGTGTTCTCGAAGTGGAAACTTCTCGAGGTCTCCGCGGTCAGCGTGCCGGCCAACCAGGACGCGCTCATCTACGCGGTCTCGAAGGGACTGATCTCGAAGACGGCCGCGGCGAAGTTCGGTCGCGTCGAGGTGCCGGCGATCGCAGACCGGAAGCATGTCGTCCGCGTGTCGGTGCCGAAGTTCGGTCGCGATGACGCGGCCCGGATCGTTCGCGAGGAGATCGCGAAGGCCGCCGGTCGCATCGTGATATGATCGGAACGCCGGGCCCGGACGAGTGGCGGAAGCCGAATCGGTGGGATGGCGCTCGCGTCCATCACCATCGCACATTCGGAACCACACTCCCATGAAGTTCAAGAAGTTCGAGGAGGTCCAGAAGGATCTCCAGAGCATCGCCGATCAGGTCGGCGAGACTCGCTTCGCGCAGGCCAAGATGCTCTACCTCGAAGGCGTCGTCGTCACCGACGCCGAGGGCAACCCGCTCGCGCCCGAGCAACTCAAGTACGAGGTCATGCTCAGCCCGGCCGCGGCCGAGACCGATGCGGCCGATCCCACCGAAGAGATGCCGAAGGAAGAGGAGGCGGCCAAGTCCCTCCGTGAAACCGTGAAGTCCGCCATTGCCGCGGAACTGAAGGCAGTCAACACCATGCCGAACATCACCAGCAGCGACACCTACAAGATCACCGGCAAGGCCAAGTACCTTGCCACCAACGACGAGGCGTACCGCTTCGGTCGCTTCATCATGGCCGCTCGCGGCCACCGCAAGAGCATCGACTGGTGCTCTGAGAACGGCCTCGTGACCAAGGGTCACACCGAGAGCGTGAACAGCGCCGGCGGCTTCCTCGTCCCTGACGAGTTCGAGTCGTCGCTCATCTCGCTCCGCGAGCGCTACGGCGTCTTCCGCCGCAACGCGAAGATCGTCCCGATGACCTCGGACACCAAGCGGATGCCGCGTCGCAAGACCACGCTCACCGCCTACGCGATCGGCGAGGCCGCGCCCGGCACCGAGTCGCAGCAGGTCTTCGACCAGGTGAACCTCGTTGCTCAGAAGTTCATGGTCCTGACCACGGCCTCGAACGAACTGAACGAGGACGCGATCGTCAACCTCGGCGACGACATCGCGAACGAGATCGCGTACGCGTTCGCTCTGAAGGAGGACGACTGCGGCTTCAACGGTGACGGTACCTCCACTTATGGCGGCATCGTCGGCGTCATTCCCGAGATCGAAGGCATTGCATCTGCGGCCGGTATCTTTGACGCGACCCTTTCATCCGGGTACGCCGACCTCACGATCGCGAATCTGATGTCGTTCGTCGCCAAGTTGCCTGCGTACGCCGACTCGCCGAACTGCAAGTTCTATTGTTCGAAGGCGTTCTACCACGGCGCCATCGAGCAGCGGGTCTACCAGTCCGGAGGCGTGACCGCTCGCGAGATCAAGGACGGCAACGCGACTCCGACCCTGTTCGGCTATCCGGTCGAGTTCGCGCAGGTCATGCGCAAGACCTACACCGCCGACACGATCCAATGCCTCTTCGGCGATCTTGCGATGGCGGCCTACTTCGGCGACCGTCGCCAGACCTCGATCGCGTTCTCCGACTCGGCGCTCAACGCGTTCGAGCAGGACGAAATCGCGGTTCGCGGCACCGAGCGGTTCGACATCAAGTGCGCCAACCTTGGCGACGCTACCGATGCCGGCCCGATCGTCGCTCTCAAACTCTGATCCCTGCTCTTCCCTCGGGGCCGGGTCGTCCTCGTGGCGGCCCGGCCCTCTCCGGAGACCTCATGAAGCCTGTCCAGAACATCAAGTGCCAGATCGCGATCGCTCGCCAGACGACGAATACCAACGTCGTCACCGGCAACACGATCGACGTGAAAGGCTTCGATCAGGCATCGTTCGTCGTGATCGCGCAAGCCGCGAACTCGACGGCAGTACCTGCATCATTCTCGATCGAGCACGCCGACGATACGAATACGGCCTCGTTCGTGGCCTTCCACACGATCTCCAGCGGTTTGCCGACCTCGATCGACTCGACTGCGTTGACCAACGTCGACGCGTTCGCGAACATCACGGTCGACCTTCGCGGCAAGAAGCGGTACATCCGGCTCAAGACGGCCAACTCGATCGCGACGACCAATGTCGTTACGGCGATCTGCCTTCTCGACGAGCCGGCCTACGCACCAGTCACGCCGGCACAGGCCGGCTTGAAGTACGTCTCAAACACCCTGGCGACGGGTAACTCCTACGCCTGACAGAAAGGTTCTCTCCCATGATTCCCTCCCAGAACACCCGAGTCCGCGTCGCGCTCAACGGCACGGTCTCGACCTCTGCGCTCACCTACGGCCCTCGCGTGGACTGCGCCGGAGCCGATTCCGCGACGTTCGTCGTTCACCTCGAAGCGACCAACGCCACCGGAACCAACGGCCTGACCAACATCATCCTCGAAGAGTCGGACCTCACCACGACCGCATCGTTCACCACGATCACCGGCTTCAACTACACCGCGACCCAGATCACCGCCGCGACCGTGGCGAACGATGTCACGGTGGCGGCGTCCGGCCCGGTTGCCGTGCTTACGACCAGCCTCGTCGGTCGCAAGCGGTTCATCCGGATCGGCGCTCGCGGCCACTCGGCCGCGACCGCCGCGATCAAGGTGCAGTCGATTTGCGTCCTCGACGCGCTCGGCGTGGCCGGCACTGCTCCGTCCGGCGCGACCGTCAGCGTGTTCGCTCCCTGATAGCATTCCCGAACACGGGTCGGGCAGGGCCGGTTCCGCGTGGAGCCGGCCCTGTTCACTTCGAGGGAAACAGGCATGTCCATCACGGTTTGGCACGGCGGCACGTTCCGGGACCACAAGGCCGAGGAGGCGATGGCGCTTCCCTACGCAGACGGATCGTGCGATTCGATCGAGGTAAAGGACGATCTCGCCAGGTTCGTCGGCGGCGGCGCAACCGAGGCGGTCGCCAAACTCGCGGCGAAACTCAGGGAAGGCGGAGAACTTCGCGTGAGCGTCCCGGACTTTGACCGGCTCATCGACGCCTACAAGGGCGGGACGCCGACAGACGTCGAGGAGCGGCTCCTCGGCAAGGCCGGCGAACACGGCTCGATCTGGAACCGGCAGAAACTCGGCGACACGATGAAGGCCGCAGGCCTCGATGACGTGCGGCCGTGGAAGGCCGGCGA